AGCTGTCGTCTCGATTGATGCAAGGTTCTTCGGCCCAGACGGATCGATCGCATTGATCTCCACGATCTTCGGTGTTTGGGGCTTGGTAGCTGTCCAAAGCGCCTTGGTCATCGGAGCAACGATGGGCAGCGAAGCAACCAACGGCAAGCCGACGCTTAGGCCAGCCTGAATAATCGGAGCACTGTTGATCTGCTGTTCAGCCGTAGCGTCAGGTGCCCCCAGCTTATCAAACACAGTCTGATAATCGGTGTCCTCATCGTCCGTAAGCTCTCTAATCCCTTGATCGATAGCCAAGCCAACACCAAGGTTGGTTGCCAGCTTCGGAACAGTTGGTCCAATCAGGAACGGAGTGACAGCTTCGGCAACGGCAGGGACACCCTTGAGCTTGCCAGGCCCAGGCAGAGGGATTAGGCTCCCAGCAATAGCAGCGGCGCTTTCCTCAATGTTCCGAGGATCACCGACGCCAAGGGAAGCGTTGATCTTGCGCTGACGATCTACGCTGTAATTCAGTGCATCCTCAGCCCCAATATCCACACCGGGGATAAGCTCGACGCCCGACCCGACAAGGCCGTACAACGCAGGCCCGAATGTAGTCGGATCAGCCGTACCGATCAACGCACCACCAGTCTGCGCCGCCATCCTTCCCGTAACATACGCAGCGGTTTTCGGATCAGTGACGTTCGTAAGGAAGTCGCGGCTGTCAACCAGCGCACGCATTTCCTTCTCTTCCTTGCCCTTGGTGCTGTTGGGCCGATCGGTTAGGTACTTATCAAGCTCAGCATCGTCCAGCGTTCTTGGATCAACAGGATCGAGCGTAGCCAAAAGCTCATCTACATTCTGCAAGTCCAAAGGATCATCCGGCGTTACAACACTTGTAACACCGGACTGATCCCGCTCTACTCTGCTGCCCTTCCTGCGCCTGATCTCCAGTAGCAGGTCCAGATCATCAAGCTTCTCAAGCTCGTCATCGGGCTTATCGCCACCAAGGGACTTGTACTCATCGATCAGGTCCTTATTCGCCACCGCCGCCTCCCCGACCGGTTGTCATCGCCTTGGCTGCAAGCTGAGCAGCCTCGGCGCGGGTTTTGTCCGCACTCATCATCGCTTGGATCAGAGCCGTCAAGCCCTGTGTAGTCGATGTATCGAACGTATTAGCCAAACCGCTCGGGCTGTATCCACTCCGACCGTCCTGACCAGCCAAACCACTGAGCATAGAAAGTTCGTTCTGCGCTCGATTGTTCCTAGCACCCTCGAACGTGGCAAAGTCTTGCATACCCTGCCGTTTCGCAGCACTGGTAACACCGTCAAATGCGCCTTCGCTCAGTCCTCGGAAGGCACTAGCAAAATCAGCAGCATTATTACCACCGCCAGCGCGTAGGGCCTGACGAGATACAAGTTCACCAACACGATCTAGCCCCTGCTGTCGATCCTGCACCGCCGAACGCTGAGCATCGGCAATGAAGTCCTGCTCGCTGCGCTTCGGAGCATAGCGATAGTTGTTGAACGCCTGCTCGAAGGCATCGTTGGCCTGAATAGATCGCTGATCCTGCCGTTCAAGAGCCGCCCTGTTCCTAGGAGCATCCTCCCTAGCAGCGAGCAACTGCTCGACTTGCTCAGCATCGAGGATCGCCTGTGACGTGGGCGTCTTCTCAGTAAACCAACCACGCACAGGATCGTACTTAGTAACGTTCCCGTACGCATCAGTCCTCGGGGCCGTGATCAGCGACTGCTGCTGCCGAGACGAGGACAAGCTGTCCAACACGCTCGCCAACAGGATCGACTGAGGATCGACACGACCATCCCTACCCCTTGCTAGGGTATCGGCAAAAGCCTGTTCAAGCAAGTCCTCGAAATCTACAGCCATTTTGTTACCTCAGGACTTCGATCAGCGCATCAAGTTCAGGCTTGTCGCCATCAGAGAACAGCATCGTTGCAGCTTGGCGCCGATCATTATCTGCACCATCCCAAAGAGCCAAGACTTTCTTAGTCTCGTTGGGCATGTAGGTTTTCTTGAGCAAGGCAGGGAACTTGGCCTGAGTGACTCTGGCCTCAGTCGTCTGTCGTGCTCGCAGATATTCGGGATCGTTCTCAAGTTCCTTGAACTTGTTGATTTCCTTAACTGTCTGCTTGTCAGCACCAGCCTTGCCCTTGATGAACTTGTCGAGGCCCGACTTGCTCGGACCCCGACCCTTAGTATTCATCGTAAGCTTCTTGCTCTGGTTCTGCAAACGCTTGAGAAGAGCCTCGTCATCGGCCATGATTACTTCCTTTCCTCACCGAGGACCTGCTGAAGGACCCGATTGGAAGTCTGGTCTTTCTCAGCTTCATCATCGAATGATTTGATCCGATTGATTTCGGTGATCATCGAAGCGCGATCCATCGAGCCAGTATAGTGCCCATCAGAAAGCATTTCGAGATAGCCACGAAGCTGGCGATCAGACATGTTTCCCAAGTCGTCCGTTACAACACTTGTAGCAGGAGCCGCCTGCTTCTGTTGCATGACATCCCCGAGCACCTTGGCCCGGATAGCATCAGTCGATCCCGACGCGACGTTTGGGCCATTGCCAACAGGATCAGCACGTAGCGTGTCATCACGATTATTGATGATGCTCTGCCCAGCCCTGTTCCCTCGGTGGGCGGCGTCCCAATACCCAAGCTCGTCCTCACCTTCCGCAGGCCAGTCACGAGTATCGTTAAACGGATCGCCCGGAGCCTCTTCCTGTATCTGCAAAGCCGCGGCTGCGACCATCATCATTTCACCATCCGAAGCCGGATCGAGAATGCCTGTCGCACGCTTGGCTTCTTCATAGGCAGCAGGATCAATGCGATCCATGACGTTGCCGAACCTGTTGCTCAGCGGATGCGGAAGCGCGTTGGCAACTCTGTTGGTCGACCGATTGCTGCTGATCGCACCACCGACAAGACCTGTATCGCCTCTCAGAGCAGCGAGAAGATCATCCTGAAAACCGTCAGCCATTTCTTACTGCTCCACTCGATCGTAGTGCGTGCCAACAACGATCCCTGTCGGCTGCTTGTTCTTGTCAGCGAACTGCAAGGTGTTCGTAGCCACGCTGTCCTTGGCAAACGGGTTGTAAATCCGCGCATAGAACGAGGGGTTCTCGAACAAAATCTGCGCCGTGTCGTCATCGATGATGAATACGTTTTCATGCTCATCGATCACAGCAATTCGATGTCCCTCATCGTTACAAAAGTTGTAATCGACCTCAATCGAAGTCTCGACATCGTCATCGACCCCAGGACCGACTTCCTTAACCACAGGCTTCCTAGCCATTTCTAACTCCTATCAGAAGATTGACGAGAAATTCGCGCTGGTGTTGTCGTCGTCATCATCGTTGTTGTCAACGAACAGACCAGCGAGAGCGTTCGGATCGAACTTGGTGTTCTGCGCACCCTGTCCAGCCCCAGCCTTAGCAGCCAAGCCGCTAGTCGTATACAGTTGCCCAGGCAACCTGTTCCTGATATTCCCACCCAACCCCTGCAAGAACGCATCGATGGAGTTGTTGATGTCGGTGCTGTATGAGAACGGGTCGAACTGATTACCAAGTTGGTAGTTCGCAGCAGCATTACGGCCCTCGTTAGCCAAGTTGCCGATCTGCGTCCGAGCAGAGCTTAGAGCCCCGAGCCCAGCCTCTTCAAGCTGAGCCTTGGCCCTGTACTGCTGATTGTCCAAGTCACGTCTACCTGCTTCATAACCAGCAGACGTAATAACCCCACGGCTCAGCAGGTTCTGCAAGTACTGGTCAGCACTCCCGTACTGTTCAGCATTGATCGCAGCGAGAATGTCATCATCTGTCGTATCAGCGATGCGCCTATTCTCGAAACCTGTCGGGGCGAACTCGTTGAACTGCCTGAGGTACTTGTTCCGGGCAGTCGTTTCCTGCGTATCGTATACATTCTGCCCGAGGTTGTTGAAGAAGCTCAACGGATCAGCGGCATCGGTCGGGATGTTGCCCCTGATCCTATCAGCCTGCTGATTGATGGCGCTCATGAAGTCATCGGGGTCCAAGCCCTGCATGGTGAAATAGTCGCGCGCATCATTGATCGCACCACTATACGCGCCACCGAGCTTCTCAGCCCAGGCCTGTTTCGCCGCTTCCTGCCGAGCCTTTTCCTCAGCCTCAGCCTTGGCCTTTACAGCCTCTTCCTCAGCAGAGCGATCGACCGGCGTCCCCTGCTGCCTGTTACCACTCATTGCTCGATCTCCATGCAGAAATTGGTTCCGATCTGTGTAAAGCCAAAGCGTTTGGCGAGCATGGCAAACTTCTCAACCTTGTAACCGCTCGACTGTGACCATCGGATTTCTCTTACACACCGTTCCTTGGCCCATTTCACATAAGCCGTTACAAGTGTTGTAATCGCCTTTAGGCTCCGATGCTGCGGGATGACATAGGTCACCCGGTCGATAGCATAAGCCTCGTAACTGAATGGGAACGACAACGCCTCCGCTGCCATTCCTCCAATGATCTGCCCATGATCTGTGATCACGTTGCAGAAAAAGTCCTCGTTGTTGATATTGCCCTTGAGCATTCCGATAACCTTCTCAGGAGCATAGCTGATCTTACCGTAATGTGTTTCGGCAAGACCAGCCTTGAGAAGCTCAACGATCATTGGAATTTCGTACGGGCTGTAACGCCTTGTCTCGATCATGGCAACTTCGTCAGCGATTTGATGATCAGTTCCAAGCCACCGCCTGTCACGAACCACACAATTCCACCGACCCCTGTCCCGATCAAGCTGAACGCAAGGAGGAAGCCGGCGATTTTGTTCTTCGCGGCTTCCCCCTCGGCAATCATGGGTTTGACTGTCTGATCGACTGTTTGTTTCAACGCCTTGATTTCGATCTCGGCCTTGCCCATGCGTTGTAGAACGTTCTCTAAGTCTCCCTTGACGTTCTTTCGATACGCCGTAGCATCAATGCCCTGCGTTCGAACCTCTTCTCTAATTGCGTTCACCATCCCGATCGTCTCACCCAACGAACGCTGGATGCTGGACAATTGAGAAAGTATTTCACCGTCAAGGTTGGTCATCGTTACAACTCTTGTAACAGTTACTTGTTCTGATACACGATGTTCCGAACGATGTTCTCGTCCTTCTCAGGCAGCTTACTGACAAGCACCTTCTGCCCATTGACGACGACCTTGTCCTGCGCCGAAGCGCCCACGCCCCACAGACCCATGAGCACAGTCACGATCTGGAGCAGGATGCCCGTAAGCTGTCCCTCATCCACACCGAACTTCACAGCCAGATACTGTGCGACAGCGGCGACCACGTATTTCAGCAGTGTAGTCGAAGCAAAGGCGCTCAGCAGACCCTTCAACGAAATTCCGAACATAGCTTTCTTTCCTCTCTGTGCTTGCTCTACTATCTCCGGGAACAGGATGCTGAACACCGGATCATCTACCGACGACCTGACATCGCCAGTAACTTCTAAGCCGTAGTCTGCCTGTAGCATACGAACAGCTTTGGCCGTCTCGCGCCCAAATATGCCATCAGCCCCATCGGGACCAACGTCATATCCGAGTTCTATCAGACGTTCCTGTAATGTCAGATTGCCGACGGTCTGAGCACCAGCATAAATCAGGATGCTACTCATCGATCAAGCGCCCCTGCTTCGCCCAATCACGCCAAGGGTGAAGCTCGAAGTGGCCCCAATCGAGAAAACTCTCATCAGAGGTTTTATCGTTCATGTTCCAATCAGCACCCCAACGAATAGGGATTTTGCGCGCTTTGGCAATGGTAAGAAACACCTGCGCAATGGCTTTGAACTTATCCACGTTGTCGAAATCAATGGGATAGGGGACGATGTCCATGGCAACGGCAGGGATATAGTTATGTGCCGACTGACCAAAGTGTGCCTTAGTGTTACCGAGCTTGAATGCCTGCTCTTGCTCGGCCCTACCACGTTGTGCATCAAGGATCACGAAGTCGATCTGTTTGATCGCCTCATCAACGATCAATTGCAGGTTCGGATGTAGTTCCTTTCGTGCATCCAAGCTGCGTTTGGAGAACTTGAACCCCGTTACAACAGTTGTAGTTAGTCCAAGATCAAGCTCAGGCTCGGTTTCCTCAACCACTTCTTGTCTCCGTTTGTAGAAAATCCAGCCGAACAAGTTACATCCACGGTTCACCACGTCAGCCCCTCACCGATGCGCCAAGCACTATCGAGTTGTTGTTCAGTCAAACCGGCAGCCCCAGCTAGTGCGGCGAGTAAGGCGTTGTCCCGAGCAAACGTCTGCTGTTCGTCAAATACAATGCGGGCGAGGACTTTCTCATCCCCATCAGGCATTGCATCAATTAGATCATAAACAGCCTGTTTGGTAATTCCCAATTTCTGCATCATGAACAGAAAAGCAGGACGAGATAATGGCTCAAACGGTTTCGGGGGCTCTTCCATTTCGATCGGAATTAATGCGAAGCCGCCATAATTCTCATTCGTCACAGCGCCACAAACCACATCACCGTTCGGCAGGTGGATCGGGTTCGGGATCGCAGGGCACTGACCCCATGTACCTCCCCACACCTGAATTTCCGTGCCCTCACCATCGACCAGTTTGTATCCAACGATCTCGCTCATACCTATAATCCCATGTTGGGCATATTGAAGCCGCCACTTGTTTTTGGTCTATAGTCGAGGACGATCAGTGAACCACCGCCGTTCCCGGACTTTGTAGCTCTGCCAGACCCGTTTCGAGTAACGCCACCGCCGCCTCCCCCGTACTTTCCTCCAGAGTTACCAGCAGCGGGAGACGACTGCGTATCTGTAAACTGAAAACCACCGCCACCGCCGCCTGTTCCATGTGCTGGATCGAACTCGGAGCCATCACCACCATCAGCTTCTGCTCCACCAGCACTCCCGGTTCCTCCGTTGCCGCCATTACCATCACCCCCCTTTGAAGCTCCGGTACCGCTCTGATTGGTTCCGTTCCCACCATTGGCATCTGGCCCAGCTGCTCCGCCTCCACCAGTTGCACGCCGATCATCCGCTACGGCGCCGTTGCCGCCTCTACCACCAGCCCGTTTGAGCGCCCCAACGCTTGCAGCAGTCGTACCACCAGCCCCCCCTACGGCACTCGTAGCACGCCCTTCTGCCTTACCACCAGCCCCAGGGCCTGCACAAACTATGTAATCAGTAGGGAACACCACTCCAGTGTTCTTTGTGCTTAGGGCAGACGCACTCCCTGTCTCTCCATCAATTGCACTATTTGTTCCTGAGGGTGCCGTTGGTGTTACCACTGAGCTTTCGGTAAATACATAGAGCCTCGTAGGGAACGTGAAATTGGCAGTTTGGGCGAAAGCCCCGCCACCACCACCACCAACATTGCTATGACTTGCAACCGTGCGAATGCCTCCACCACCGCCCGGTCCTACGGCCCTTGCTGTGTTAAAGGTATCGTCCCAATCATTTGGGCGGTTTACTTGGGTATAGTTGTTATTGCCTGAATAGAACACCTGTGTAGCAAGTTCAAAGCTCAGGTGAGGTAACAGTTCTGGGTCTCCCCATACATCATTGAAATGATGAAGGTTTGGAGCATTACCACCACAACCAATATGCTGAGCCAGGTCCCAATAAAATGCGTCAAGCTCATCACGATCATCAAACCACCCAGCCCATGCGATATGCCCATCGTGCAAACGTGCACGAACACGGAACCTCGTCTGGTTCTGGTTCCCAAGAGCGTCCCTTGGCTGTGACAATGATGGCTCTCGCCATTGTAGGTGAGGTACTGGCACCAATATGCGGTTCTCATATGGTTGAAGAATGATCATTGCAGCGCCTTAAAGACATAGGTTGAAACGCCATTAATCCTTCTGATCGACATAATGAATTTGTGCCCATTCGTCGTTGTAAGTTCATCGCCAGTGTTCGTACCGACAGTAAATCCGGACAACGTCAACGCTCCGGCAGAAGCGCCATTCGTCATAAGCAAATCGATGGCACAGTCTTGTGTCGGAGCAGTAATCGTGAGCGCGCTGTTTCTTGTGCCGTATTGATACGACGACTTTGTATGATCAAGGGTAAAACTCGTCATAGTTCCAAGCGAAGCAGTAACAATGGCAGAACCCCCGCTCCGTGCAACTGCCGCTGTTTGCGTCGCCGTCAAATTTTGTGGTGCCCCTGTTCCTGCTCCCACCGCGCGGCCTTTGATCTGCGCCTGCGCCATGTCAGCAAGTTTAGCATTGCCGACGTAACCATCAGGGACTGTTCCAAAGCGTGCATCATCACCAGCAGCAACTGTCCCTTCCGTTGTGCCCACATTTAGTGTAGCAGCACCACCGAGGTCCTCAGGTTGCACTGCGGTGCTTGCCAGTACCCCCTCCGCAGCAGTAGCAAAGTCACTTACTTTCTTTCCACTGTCCTTGATGATCTTACCAGTCGTACCTGAGAACAGCACAATCCTATCATTGACCGAAGTGATCGGGCCTTGGACATCACCAACGCCCTCAGCTGGAACGCCAGGCAATCCACTGATGCTGATGTACCAATTCGAGATCGTGCCTGTGCCCTTGATCGCAGCGACGTCAATGGTAAGCTCACCAGTCGCAGGATCATAGGCCGTGATCGGACCATAAAGCTGGTTATCGGTAGGATTGGCAGCATCCCTCGCCACCACCCAATCTCCGGGACGCCACGACTTGCCGATCTCGGTTTGGAAATTCAGGACTGCTTGTTCAATATCGTGCTCTGTCGTGCTCGTCCCAGAGTACGTAGCGGCAAGCATGGCCAATTCAGCACGATCAGCATCTGCATCGACCTGTGCTACAACACTTGTAATGTCGAAGATCGGGAACCAGAACCCTTGGCTCAGATCAGCCAACAAATCATCGCTGGACTGGTGCGGAACAAGACAACCAAGGATTAGTGCCCCACCCATTGCATAGACGAGGTCGTTAGTGAAATATGCAGTCTGTGGCAGCCAAAAACCGCGAGGCAGCAATCCCTGTGACACTACGCGCCAACGCTCAGGGTGAGCAGCAATCTCTTCTGAGAATGTGCCAGTGCTTGGGCTCGTGTGCTCAATCAGGCAGCGCCACAAGCTGCCCGTCGCTGTATTGACGACACGATCCTCAACCCTATACAACGTGTTGTGTGCCCAGATGCCTCTGATGTTCGAAAACACACCAAGCGACCGCAATGTTGCATCAATGATGGTCATATTGTCGTTAACATCATCGTGCCATGTCGCGGCATTAAAGTTCGGACGAGACAAACGCAGGGTCGGTGTTGGATTTGTGGTCATCTGAAATACGTCCCGATGTAGTAGATGATGGTAAGTGTTGCGATGTTGAGAGGTTTATTGGAAGAACCGGACAGCCTGAGCTTCAAAATTTTGAAGTCAGCTGGGTTCTTCCAAGGACGCTCATCTTTCGTACGCCTACCGCCACCATACGGTTGATCTTGATTACCATAACCTTGGCTATCTCCACCAACGAAATCGAACGATGTCGCCGGATCGAAGTTGCCGTCACGGTCTAGGTAATAGTTATCCACGAATGCCTGTAGTGTAAACTGTGCTGTACCGCCAGTATCGATCTGGATATAGGACAGCCGCTTCTTACGGGCGCGCATCCCAAGACTTGTCCAAGGAAGCTCCCAAGCGAAGTTGATATACTGACCATCAGTGATGTCGAGAAGCCTCCCCGCAGCCTCATCATTCTCGATTGTGTTGGATACATGACTGATAAGAGCACGGTAAATTTTGTCGCTGTCTGGGTCTTTGAGAATTTGCCCAGCTGTTACAGGGACAGCTTGCTCCCAGACACTGTCGTACTCACCGACTTTGTCTCCGGTGTACCTCTCATTATCAAAGACGTCGTTGCCGTACTGATAGACTTTAGTTCCTTCGCCAAGGAACACTCTGCCACGAGCCGTGCCACAGCCACAGGTTGGCTTAAGCCCAAGAATGCGAGAGAACGCTGGGGTTTTGAACGTCTTGCGAAGAACCGATGCTGTCCAACCGATCGTCTCACCCTGCTCATCGATTACAAAAGTTGTAATGCGCCGTTCGAGCTTGTTGTAGACCGAGAATGCCTTAGCGCGATCCATGCTCTCAAGGCTGACCGAGCCAGCAAACTTCGGGTCCAACGGTTGGCTGATACCAAACGTCTCAACAAGTCCAAACGTGTTCTTACGAGCCAGATGCCAGCCGGTAGTGTCCGCCATGACAAGATCACGCTCAGCAGTGATCATCGTCCGATAGTTGATAACACCATGCTCTACGATGTTGTCTTGCACGACTGGCTTGTGAACATCGTTGTCGTCATATTGCCCAAGCTCAACCGTGACGATCGAGCCTTCGAATGCAACAATTAGGCTGTTCCTATACGACGCAAGTCCGATGATCTCATTCGTATTCTCAGGCACAAAGCTGCTAAGATTATACGAAATGCTATCATTGGGCGGATCATCACCGGGCCAAACGCCGGACGTGCCAGAGCTAGAGATATAGATCGAGCCAAGGGCGGCACTGATCCCAGCCATGACGAGATAGTTGCCACAGGTCGTGACGTACCTGCCAATTGGCGTGTTCACGTTCGAGCCAGTTGCTGGATCATCGAGATACTTGACTGAGAACCCAGCAGATATAATCAGGGGCTTGTCTTGGCCGTTGACGACAACGAGGTCGCCCTTGAACTCTGATGTATCAATGTAAAACTGGCCGGCAGACCAACCATCGGGGGTTCCGGGAAGCAGCCCAGCAATCGTGCTGTTCCAGATCGCGGTCGGCGTGCCGCTGTTGTCAATCCGTGCGATCTCACCACCGTCAGTAAACGCCAACAGCGCGCCGTTGAAGTACACGATCTCCAGCAACTGGCCTGTTACAACGTTTGTAACGTCACAGAACAGTTTCGTGCCCCAACGAATGGACAAGGTGCCATCGTTGTCCTGAACGACATTATCCAGAACCTTGGCAAACTTGCTATTCAGTGTAAGATCGTTGGCTGTTAAATCCAGCCCACCATCGAACCCCGTAATCGAAACGTCTCGAAGCTGAACAGACTGCTTCGGAGGCTTAATTCGGGGAAATAAGGACAGTGCTGCCATCGCGATAACCTGCTCCATGCCCGATCTCAGTCGCGGCGGTATTGCTCAGGTAATCAGTGAACGCACTATCGAACACAGCTTGGGCACCCCCAGCAGCATTCGCATTAAGTCCGTCACCACTGAATACTTTCCACACTGATCCAAGGATCATCAGGTTCCTGTCGAACGGAATGATCCCATCAGGGTCTGAGAACTCAGTTGGGCGATGTCCTGCGAATACCGCAATCGTCCCTACTGCATCAAGCGGATAGAACCGAACGACTTTGGTGGCCAGTTTCGGATCATCCCACATCATCGGCGTACGGTACAGAGGCTCCGAGCCGGTGACGAAATTGTACTCGTCAGCAACTGCCCAAGGGACAGACCTGCCCCGAGCGTTGTTGATCCTGACTTCTGCAACATCTTCCCAGCGCGTAATCCCATGGGTCTGAGTGATGTCTACCCAATCTTCTGTAGTCGTGCCATCGACGCCGTTAAGCGTGAATTTGTGCCACGTCCACAGGTGCTTCCACTTAGCTTTGCCCCACAGAAACTCAAACGTATCGAAAATCGCAGCATCGATCTGCGGTTCTGCATACGTCTGAACGCTCGTGCCTGGCACAAGACCAAGCCTGATCGTTATATCCGTACGGAGTTCTTTCAGCTTCGGGTAAGCCATGATTACAACTCTTGTAATGAGCTAAGGGCTGGGATCGAAACCCCAGCCCTGTTTGCCTCAGCCGTTGAAGTGCCGAATGCCGTGCATACCGCCGTTGCCAGCAGCATTTACGAAGTTCGAGAACTCGCAATCGACCTCGATGATCTTGACGCCATTGAGCGCCGCAGTAGGATCATACATCCCGCGCGGATCACCCGTTGTCGCTGTCTGCGGATCAGTAAACACCGGCGCAGCCAACGAACCGGCAGCTCCAGCCACGTTGTCAACGAACTCTTCCTCGACTTTCATGGTGACATAGGGGAGCCCAAGAGCATCACCCCAGCCAACATTGATCGTAGTTGCGGCGGTGACACCAGCAGTAACCCGATCGATGTACCGGAAGGCTTTCTTGCCAGCGACAGGAGTGTTGCCATTGAGCGTGAAGCTCTCACGCATCTTCTGTCCAAGGTAGTCGCGGCCGTAAACCGTGACATTGCTGGTCGCAGCACCCGAGGCAACAACCGTAAGCGCCCGGCCGAACTTGCCCATGATGGCTTCGGTCGGAGCATAGGTCGCAGCAAAGCTTACGGTATCGACAGCAGCAGCAATCGACTGCCCCGACAGAATGCCATCAGCATCGGCAATAACGGGCGCACCAAGACTGACACGCCCATGCGTCATCTGACCAAGGTCAGCCGCTGCCTGCATACCCGGAACATAGTAGTTATGCTCAGGCATGAAGCTTCTCTGTGCAGCACCCATTACGCTGCCCTCCTTTCGATCTCACCTTCGGGGTCATAATCGGCAATGATGCCCTGCAAGTGGTTCTTGCCCACCTGCCGAACACAGTTCCGAATGACCTCATCTTCCATTTCCTGATAAGCCCGCTTCCTATCAGCATCGTGGATGGCCAGCATGAACCTACCGGCCGGGGTAGACACGTCAGTTGCCTGCTCTCGGTTGAGAACGTTCGGCTGACGATGAAAACCGCGACGAATAAGCTCTTTCTGACCCATCCGATAGCAATGCCCAGACGGAAGATAGACCATGAAGCCCGCGGGCAGGACAACCTGCTCGCGTTCATTGTTCGTTTTGCCCTCAAGGCTAGGGTCAGCCTCACGCTGCCTAGCACTTGGGGGCGGATTGGTGACCTGCCTCTTGATCGTGCCGGGAATTTCCCTGACAACGAACTCAAGCCGCGGACCTTTGAGACTTTCGCTCGATGTGCCCATTGTTACAACCCTTGTAATGCTCAGTTGGTGCCGTAGGCGTGGTTCCGATAGTTACTCCACGAGCACAGCTGGTACTCCATGATGTAACGACGGCCAATCGCGTCTTGGTTCCAAGGAGCCGACAGTTCCTTGAGCTTCATGTTCGCCGACTTGAGAATATGCACATGCAGGAAGTTCTCATTGGCGAAATAGAAGTCATCGGGGGCCAAGAACTCGTCGTAGATGACGGGCGTGCTCTGATGCGTCGTGCCCTTGATGCCCAGATTGATCAGCTGCTTGCCGAAACCAGTCTCACCGAGGCTGATCTGGGTCTTGTCCCGAGCCGCAGCACGATGGGTACGATAGATATTGCGCCCAACGAAGATCACAGTCGGGCTTTCGCCGTCATGCGTCAGGTCAAGCAGAATATCATCGAACGCCTCTTCAATATTGCCGGCATTGAGCCCGCCATTGAAGTCGTAGCTCGACGGCCGGAACAGATTTTCGTTGGCAAGATTGATGCCACCGATGGTCCCGGAAGTCGGATCGCTCGGAATGAGGTTCGGAAGGCCGTTCGGCGCGGAACCGGAGTTCAGATTGGCAGCATAAACACGCTGCGTCTTCTTGAACGCGTGCTCCAGAGCTTCGAGCTTGGCCGTGAGGATTTTAACGATGACAGCATCGCCCTGATTTTCATCAGTCTCCTGATCCGACATGATGAGCGTACCGACGATACGCGTCATGTCGTAGTTCACAGTCGTAAGCTCGTTGGTTTCATCAACCGGGACAGTATCGTAATACGTCGCGGTCGTGACGTTCGGATTGCTGCCGACGATCAGCGGGTTGCTGATGTTCGGGCCACCATCTTCCATCTTGATGCGGTTCTTTGCAGCAAGGTAGGAGAAAATCCCACCCGGAAGCGTGGCTGCAAGGATCAGACGCTTACGGCTACGAGTAGCCATTGCGTGCATGAGAGTTTCGGGTCTAACCATTGTGGTCCCTCAGAGGTTCTTGATGTCGGCAAGCACAGACTTACCGATGTCTGCATAACTTTCATCACCGCTGATAGAGCGACGACGACGATGACGAGGCTGGCCGGGTTCACGAAGCGGCTTCTGCTCTCGGCGCTGCGTTACAACACTTGTAACGCCACCACGCTTGAGAACTTCGTAATGCAGCTTCTCCCAATACTGGTCGATCGTCTGCGGCTTCCTACCATTCGCAATATCCGTCTCACGCGCTCGCATGAGTATCTGACCGAGAGCCTTCGCACCGCCATTAAGCGTCTCAGCGAAAGTCTCAGCCTCAGGATTGCGATCAAAGAAGCCGTTGACCTGATGTTCCAGTTCAGCCTGTGCGGCACGGTCTGCCGTCATATCGCTGACGGGCTTAAGCCTCTCGTCAACGTGGGACTTGATTTCAGAAACTATGGCGCTCAGGTCAATCCCATTGCCTGCCACGCCAAGTTGCTCAATACCGACCCCAGCGAGCTTTGCCTTTGTCAACATCAGCTTGATGCCGTCAAGGGGGTTTTTCTTATAAGCCGTCGCCACGTCGAACATAAGCTTCTGTTCATCGAAGTTCAGGCCCGCACTCTCGAACATGTTCTTGTTCTTTTCGAGCGTGGTATAGCGCGTATACAGGTCACGTGCAGCGCCCGAAAGCTCCTGCAACCGACTTGCCATCTTGCGGTTCTGCTGACGCTCCGCACCAATGACACGACGAGCGCCCTCGAAGTTGCGCCGTTCCCGACCAGCAGCAGCAATCATCTTGCCGTTGAGATACAGCGAGCCGTTACGATCTTCGAGCTTGGTGCGCGGATCGTAAATATCGGGCTGCCTTACAACAGTTGTATCAGGCTTGCCCGGCTGCTTGCCCTTGGTTTTACCAGCAAGCGGGGGATCGTTCTGATCATCACTACCACTGTCGTCATCATCGCCCTGATCATCGTCGCCCTGATCATCATCATTATCAGGAGCAGCGTCGTCGTCGTTGAGATCATCGAGATCAAGATCATCATTGTCGTTGCTGTTATCATCATCGACCTCATGGCCTGTGATGTCATTGAGCAGTTCGTTTTCCACGTCCTTGTCAGGCATCGTGTCGTCTCCAAATTAAGCAGGGATCGCTTGGTCATTCGGCGGAGGGGGTTGCGTACCATCAGCAGCTGGAGCACCCGCCGAGGCTGCCCCAAGATTACGCTGAATTTCTTGCAAGAGCAGCTGTTCATCTTGCTTTGTAAAGTTAAACTCGCTGAACGCGGTAGAGAACAAGCGCGTAGCAATCGTCATTGCCGTCATTGGTGCAGCCTGCGCGAACTGGCCAAGTGCTTGCACGATCTGAATAGCCTCGCGTTTCTTGTTCTCAGACGTAGGCTTCTCTGTCGAGCCCGCAGCGACGGTCATAGCGAAGGCTGCATTGAACTCTTCAACAGACAGAGGCTCGAAAGGTTCAGCGTTGATCGGCCCAATGAGCGAGGCAACCTGTTCCTTGTCGTACTTGCTGACAAAGAGTTCAGCCATTGACCAGCCCAACTCTTCAAGTGTATCCTCAACAGCATCAGTCAGTTCATTCGTGACCGTAGCTGCCTGATTGTTGTACTCTTGGATAGCCTTGTTGGTCGTGTTGGTTCTGAACTGATCACCGCGTTGGTGCGGGGCAAACGAGTTGACCCGATCAATGGTTTTCATCAGATCGGACTTATCATATAGCGTCGGCAGCTGAGCATCAGGAGGAACGAACAGCTGGAACACGTCAGTAAGTTTGGCCTCAGGGTCCCACTCAACACCGATCGCATCGAACTTCTTGGGGTTCTTCATATGCGATATGAGTTTCGCGACCGCCGTGTCCTTTACAACTTTTGTATTGTAGATGAGTTCTCCGAACGCGAGCCTGCGGATGAACGATGTGCGCTCATTGATGTCATTCACTTCCTCAGCAGCACCAGAGTAGGTCGAGCTTTCACCCGGCTGCACAACTCCATCGAGTGGCTCAGTATAGTAAATGATGAAGTGCTGAAAGAACCGGCTGAGCTTGAGATTATCCTCCCAGACCCAAATCGGATACTTCATGTCATCGGCGATGTATAGACTGATCTCGCGTGTGAGCTTGTCCCAGATGATGTAGCAGCGTGTCTTGTCCTTGGCCAAGATTTCCTGCCGTTCGTCGGGAGTGAAACCAGTAACCTGCTGAACGACACGCTCACGCACACCTTCGGCAGCGTCAGTTCCAATAGTCGCCCCCATACGCTGCACTTCCGTACCGTCGGACTTGCGCGTGTAGACACCCTTCTCTTCCTCATCAAGGAACTTGCTCTTGATGTACGCAGTGGAAATGAAGATTTCCTCTGCAAGCCAATCACAGTCCGAGAGATCAGCAAGCGTACAGTTCGGATCGATGATGACGCGGTGCGGGAGGGTAACTCCCAACGTCATGCCCTGATTGGAATAAAGCGGCAGCATTTCCTCATTCTGCTCAAGCTGCGCGTAGAGGTCATCGAGCGTAGCTGTATCCTTGGCGTCCTTGAGCTTCTGCCTAATCTCATCACGATTGGCCAAAGCTTCCTGACGCGACCCAGCCTTGTCCTGATAGCCCAGCTTGAGGATGCCAAAGTTCGTCAGGTGCGCATGGACGATGGCGCGACGAATGCGCTGCTTAGCATTGAGCCCTGGGTACACCCTACGATTGAGCAGTGCGCTCACACCCAAGGTCAAAGCCTTAGCAAGGTCTTGCTTAGCAGGATCAAGCGAGCTAAACTCGATCTTCGGGTTGCGCGTGTACGTAGTACGCAGAAGCGTTTTAACATTCTCGCGCACGAGGTTTTCGTCAGTGCGCCGAGTTGTTACAAGTTTTGTATCAGTAAGCTCTGCGTCGGACGGACCGACTTTGCGATAGTCCGCGTATGCCTGATCCCAAAGCGAGCGCTCATTCTGTGTAGCAGAGATCGCATCTTTGATCTTCTGGTCCCATGCAGGGCCAGCCTTCTTACTGACTGGGATCGAAGCATCACCGATCATGACATAGGCGGGGAGATTGTCTAGCTCAGCATTGGCTTCTTCAAGCTCTTCATCATCGAGAACTTGATCAACAACATTGGAGCGAACAGATTTCAGTGAAGCTCGTGCCATTTCAGATGCTCCGGGGTGATTGCGGGGGCGCGATATACAAGGGTTGATGGATCAGGGAGGCGGCTGACTGCGTATTTCACCGCGTCCATCGCGTGGTCGTTGCGATCAATGGGACGATCGATACGCTCACCATTGGGATTTGTCTGCCAGAAATAAGCAAGGAATTCGTCAGCTATGAACTGGAGCTTGTCAGAGAAGTACATCCGAGGGCCGGGACGGGCAGGGTCGAGGATGTGCCCAATGGGTTGGATTGCAAGATACCCATTGACTTTCATAATACCATTCTCAATGGCATTCTGGCCGGGCTTAACGAACAGCCCTTCATCGGAAAGCCCACGAGCAACGGTGGTTGCAGACATTCCCTTAAGCTGCGTTTTCTTAAAGATGGCTGGGTCTGCCCAGATCGGGTCTGAGAACTCGATGCCGTACTGGTACAACTGTTGTAATGCTTTGATCTCGGATGCATCAACAGCAGTCGATGAGGACGGACGATAGAACCCATCAACGAAGATGATATTGCTTAGCTCATCAACGAAGCCAATGAGATAGCACGAGGGCACAACGAGGCCAAGGTCGAACGACTGTATGCCGTTATAGCGCGACCTCTCTCGCCAGTTAGCGTGTAGTATCTTCTCGATTTCTTCATGCGGTAGCAGGTGCATGTCACGAGAGAACTCAGGATAAACCAAGCCTTCGTAAGCTGCCCACTTGCCTAGCACAAAGCGATCGTACATCTGTCCTTTGTACGTCGAGCGCAGCCCCTGCAAGAAGTCTGCATCAAGGTTGTGCGCATTGGATGTCGTTGGGGCCTCGATGATGTCGATCAGAACCTGCTTTGTGTCTGGATCGTGGATCAGATCATCAGTGATCAATCCTGTAGCTCTGTACTGATGGTACGGCTTGACGATCTTAGTATAGACCCAATTGGCCGTCGGGTTGACAGCAATGCCGAGCCAGCGCGGGCCAGTCATCGGCATGGTGGGATCATTGCCCTTGTATGGGGTCGAGCCGCGCAGACGGCCAAGGATGTCGAGGAAGTCCTTGTATTGGATTTCCGGGTCCTCAAGCTGATCAACGAACGCCCAATCATAGGTTGCGCTGAGCAGGTTGGACGTGGTGTATCCATCAGCTGTTTTCTTACCGCGCTGAGCAATGTAGCGGAAGTTAACAGTTGTACCGTTCTTAAGGATCAGAGTGTTATCAGTAGTCGTAGGCATCCGCGCAATGGCACCGGGTGGTAGCCACTTGAAGAACTCTTTCTTGATCGTATCGTTAAGCTTGACGTATGACGCACGCGCAATGAGGCCATTGGACCCTGGGTAATCAAACGCCAGACCAATAGCCTTAACGCACATAGCAGCGGTCTTGCCGTTACCAAAACCGCCGCCATACATCTGAATTTTGTTCCGGGCCAGCATGTACGTATGCTGGGGAGTTCCGGGAATGACACGGTACTTAGGCATTGGTCATTCAGATCGTTACAACAGTTGTAGCCGGAGCCCAATCAGAAGATGTCAATCCCATCGCCTTGTAAAGGTTCAGGGCCCCATCAGCAACCACACCAATGATCTCGCCAGAGAACAACGGCGTGACATCATTTGCTGCTCCGCTGGAGAATTTCCGATTGACCGACGTAAGAGCGTTGTCGAGGTTGGGATTGTTGCCGGACTTGTCACGCACGATAGCCATAGTTTATCTCCTAGTCTTGATGTTGATCGACGTACGATTTTCCTGCTCAGATACGATCTCGATCTGGAGCGTATTGCCCTCATCGGTCGAGTGTTTACCGAACAGAACGTCCTGATGCAAACCAGAGCGATCAAGCACGTCTTGGTTCGCTTTGAGCACAACGATGGGCGGGACCTTCCAGTCGCCTTCCTGCTGAATAACCTCACCAGTCTCTTCATCAGTCTCAATCTTGGGCTTGGGCTTGTAGTTCGCAAGCTCCATAACGTTCTCGACGGCTGCGCCTGCGTATGAAGCAAGTCGAGCCTGTAGACTGTTGCTGTTCGCGCTCAGAAGCTCACCAAAGACAAGCTCAAAAGTCTCTTGGAACGCTGGCAGGGATTTTACATGCTCAATATCCGAAATCGACGTGCCAAGATGCACAGCCATTTCATTCTCAGACATGCCCAATAGCGTATAGACCATGATTGCATTGACCACGGTCTGTGTCTGGGGCTCAGCGGGCAGTTCTTTGCCCGATCTGCGCGTCTTGGGTTGGAAATTCGCAAGGTTCGGGACCGTAAGACTGAAATCTTGCGGTCCACGATCGGTCGCAGCGACGAGTTTGCCACGATTTGAGACTAAAGGGTCACCGGGCTGGGCGTATTTCATCGTTACAACTCTTGTAATGGGGGAGGAAGGGACAAAATTGCCCCTTCCCTAGGTAAAATCAGTGTCCGAAGTACGCAACAGTGCCAAGATCACCCTTGTTGCGAGGGTAATTGGCCGGCTGCGACACGAAACTGAGGATATTGGTGTCAAGATCGGCGACATCATCGGAAGTCGTAGCCCGATCGATGTTCGCGGCAGTCTCAATGACACGCTTGCCACCGAGTTCGGCGGTATTGTGCTGCACGCGAGCATAGTTATCGCTAGCAGTAGCACCCGGTGCGACGCCAAGAAGCGTTTTCAACAGTTCCCGATCGGACCGGGACATGAAATTGTCGAGTTTCTGCGCGATCCGACGCCGATTTGTCGGATGATCATTGGTCAGGACGAGGTTGTCGCCCCAAAACTCAGAATGGATGTGATACATGGGAACACCTGCGTTACAACTGTTGTAATGCAAACAGGTGGGATGAACAAATCCATAATGTCAACAAACAAAAACAAAGAATAAATCTTAATCTTAATCTTAATCTTAAATAAAACAAATAATAAATCTTATCTTTCTTGTTTTAGATTAAGATACATCTCCCCTTTTGGGTTGATTTAAGAAAATACCAGCTTTCTTCATGCTTTGTCAATAGGCACGATTTGCACAACAGCGCGTCAAGCACAAATCACTACCAATCCCACAACTATACGCGGCGTAGCCGCACAGGGTTCACCCCGCCAAATTCCCTACAACTACTCATCCCCTCCCTCACGCGAGGCAAAAAATTTCTGACCCAAGGGAAGTTAGCAGATTGCCTTACAACAGTTATAACCGGGGGCGGGGCTGATGATTACAGTGCGTTACAAGAGTTGTAAGGGTGAAGAGATTGGGCAGCGAGCACTGTGCGGCTTGGGCCGCTCTTGGCTTGGAGCAGATCATGGCGCTGTTATAGTATTATATATAGTATAGTATAATATATACATATGATCATCGAGCATCGATCGAGCGTTACAGGAGTTGTAATCGAACGTAGAGCATCCGGTGCGATTTGGATTGCAGGAGCTATGAGGAAGCGCATAGGGGTAGGCCAACCTCGCTTCCGCTCGCCCGCGTGTCAAGGCTTCGTGGTAGAATAGCGTTTTGATTTACCGGGGGGACGTAGAAAATTATTCCCTGTGACATATATGCAACAGTGTCAGCCCAGCGCGTGGAACAATGTTTTAGAATTTAATTCTATCGCGCAGTGTACTGCTGTTCTAGTCCAGCGCTCTAGTACGCTGCTCTAGTCCTGCGCCTATCCCTCGCGCTGGCTATAGAACACTGATCCACGGTATAGCTAGAACGATAGTTCACATGCGCGTAAGGATGTAGAACGCCGCCCTAATCTCCACCCTCTCTCATCTAATCCTGACCAAAACCCCATTCCATTACAACACTTGTACCAACATTCTAGTTCCGAACTATATTCTAGAACCAAATCGTAGTAATCTTTTATCACAATTCAGTAATCTATAGATAGATATTCCCTATTTCCCTGTATTCTTAGCATAAAAAACTACCGCGTGCCTGGGCTACATGCTATTCATGACTTCGGGCCGGGTTATCAGGCCCAGTCGCAGGGGTTTAGCCACTTCTGGGACGGCTCTTTGACATCCTAAATCGTATCCGGCTCTAGGTCGGACGTTGTGCTATGGTCATGCGATAAACAACCATAGGCGGCGAAGCTGTCAGCAATCGCGAGCATAAGTAACCTTGCTCATGACTGCCTAAGCCTCGCGAGCACAAGCAAAGGCTCTAGCCTCTGTGCTCTTTCGTGTTGGGTCTAAGGACTATCGGTTGCACGCGAGTTGCATTTGCCAGCCATGACAAAAGCGGGCTTTGCATCGGATTGTATCGGTTAGCTTGCCTACCTAACCGCCTCAACTCTAGGTTTGCGCTAGACCGATCACGAAAAAAGAGAGCCTAGGATCATTCCTGATAAAACCCCGTTCTAGAATGCAGCAAGGCGACACGGTTAGGACCCGTGTCGCTCATGGTGCATTCCGCACCTAATCAGGAAAGGACAATCTACCATGTTCACCATCATTCTCACGCTCATGACTGCCCCGGTTGCTGGCGTTGCTGGTCAGGCTGTCACGCTTGAACCGGAACTGACCATCGCCTTCACCAACACCACGGAAAAGAAAGCCACGGCCGATTGCGCCAAGGTTAACAAGGCTTTCCAGTCGGTCAATCGCATTGCGTTCTGTTCGCCTGCCTCGCTGGCAACGCCCGCGAGCGTCACGCTCGACTAACTGCCTGCAACTCAAGAGCGGCTTGGCGTTACAACTCTTGTAACCCAAGCCGTTCCTAGGTGCTGGCAATCTCGCCTGCCCAATGTTCTTGGAAAGGACATCTAATGACCATTGAACTCGTGAATGACCCGAAGCGTTTGCACCGCATGACTGTCAGCCTTGGCAAGTCTGGTGCCAAGTTCGACACCGCCATGCACGTCATCGCCTTCAACGCTCTTTGCTTGGCGGAAAACGTTGGCGACATCCGTCCGATGCAAGCTTTGCATGACGTGCTAACCCCGAACAATCGCGCGGCTCTCGCAGTTTGGGCGTTGGCGTTCGGCAAGTTCAGCTATGACAAGGCCGAAGCGAAGTTCAAATTCCGCAAGTCGGCCACCACTCAGCGCATTGAAGCCGAAGGCATTTCGCCCCTGAGCTATGTTAAAGCTAAGGCGAACAAGGCCGCGCCTGAGTTTGATTTGCTCGAAAGCCTTGAACGGCTCATTGCCAAGGGGCGCAAGGCGGAATGCAAGGGCAAGGTTTGGAATGCCATTCTGGCGGCTCGGCAACTCGCGCTCTAATCCTATCCTATGGATTGCAAATCACTGCCCTAGGCTAATCCAAGCCTAGGGCATTCTTGAGCAATCATGCTCTAGTCGGAAAGGACAAACCAAAATGCACTATGATGTCAGCTATGCTAAGGATAACTCGCCGCGCCGCGCCGTGTTCGATTTGGTGCATTGGATTGGCTTTCGGCGCGCCCGCATCATGCTCAAGATTGCCAAGTATGGAATGCGCTCCGCGAATGGCGAGATAAAGACGGACATAAAAACACGCTGGGATGCGTTCAATTTCTATTGCTCGATGCTTGGCGTGTCTGGCCACCCCGTTCGTGAGGCGTTCAAACGCTGGGCCAGCATCACTCAGGCTCAGCTTGAGGCTATCCCTGACTAATCGTTGGCTTCACCAGTAGGGCAGATTTTCCGTGCCCTACTCATCGAGCCAATTCCGGCTTGACTACGAAAGGGCAAATCAATGGCTAAGGAGAATGACGACGTGACTGACGCTCTGTATCTTGCGCATGATTATACGAGCGGCCTTGTTAGGCGTGCCGAAGATGCCGTTGAAGCCAAACGCTTCGATCAGAACGTCTCACTGTTCGAGTTCGGAAAGGCTTATCGTGCCTTTGAACAGGCCATGCGCGCGCGTGCGATGGTTATCTCGCTTGAGAGCACCATTAACCGTGCCAATGCGCTCATTGAGCGCATGTAACAATCTTATCGCTCGCCAAATATAGCCGTTACGTGCTATATTACATTCTCCGATCGGGCGTGAGGCTCCCCTGTCTCATGCCCATTCTCATGCCCGATCGATCGTGCCCATAGGAAAATTTCGTTACAACTCTTGTAACGACTATCTTCTTCACCCCCCTATCAGCCATAGAAAGGCTTTCTCATGTTCATCGTTCACCACCCCTCCAATTTCGGCCTTTTGGATATCCAGCGCTGGGCCAACAGACACAATTTCCTGCTCATCCGCGTGCGTCATGTCAACGCCTCGCCCGATGACGAGAACCCGCATTACGTCAGCTATCAGGTCGTGCGCGACTAACAGTTGGCGATACATAGCAGTAGGAACAATTCCCGCTGCCAACACGGTGCGGCTGATGCCGCGTAACTCAAGAAAGGACTGCCCAATGCCCGAAGAGATCGATGACAATGATGCCCTCAACGATGACACCGAAATCGGTGCCATCGATGGCGAGAACAAGGCCGATAAGTTCCAGCGTCTGGCCATCGCGCGTGTCAATCGTGCGATCCATTCGATCAGGCTCATTGGCAATCTCGCCTCGCGCAGCAACTATGACTACACCGACGAGCAGGTCACGAAGATCACCGATGCCCTGATCAACGAAGTCGCGCAGGTCAAGCTCAAGTTCCAGCCCAAGACCGGCGTACCTCTGTTCACCCTCTGACTACAACAGTTGTAACAGGAAAGGACGTTACAATGAATACCAATGATAATGAAGTCGCGCTTGCGGATCGGCCCAAGCATTACATGGGCAAGCTCGCGAACCTGTGCAACACGTCGCTGGAAGCCAGCATCGTTGAGGATACGCTCAAGGCGTTCTCTGCTGGCCCGCCGGATCAGTTCATCCATCTTATGCGCACGCTTTCCATCGTGCTCACAGCTTCCATCACTGCGCTTACCAATGAGCACCTTGATGCCCCAGAGGCTGAACGTGTTGAACAGATCAAGCGTGACTTTGCTTCCGTTCATAAGCGGCGCGTTGTTCTGCTCGATGCGGTGTCTGATCTTACGAGCTTCGGACATGAAATCATCGGGGCGTTCGAGCGCATCGATCGTTACAATGCCGGTGCTGATCCGTTCGCTCGCGACGACTGATCATGGCTCGCAAGATCAAGAAGCCAAAGCCAGATCAGGCATACATTGCGACTACGCAAAGTCTGGCAACAATTCAGCGTGCGACGGAGGAAATCTACTCCGCCGCTGCTAATATCATAGAGCTTGTGCGTGCGCATGAGTTGTCAGTTGACAAGCGCATCGCAGAGAACCAGCTCGCAGTAAACGAGTACATTACCAATCCTGACAATCGCCCTGTTCTTGTTGTCAGGAAGTTCAAGGCCGAAACGATCGTCGCGCTCAACGACCAAGTGTATTCGTATGGTCCACGTAAGGACATCAACAGCCTTGATGACGATGAGCCTGCATTCTTCTGGAGATATGGTTCGGACACGGAGCAATTCCCTGCCCGAACCTACTCCGATGCGCTGCTCGCAATCCTTCAACACTACTGCCGAAAGGAAGAACCCGATGACGCAGACACAGATGCAACTGCAACTGGAGCCACAGCCGACCCCGATCCATTGGCCGGGAGCGATCCGTGACGGGCAGCATACGGCTGTTCGCATCAAGCGTTCGGCGCGGCAGATCGAGGCTGATAGGAAGCATAACCATATCGTCCATCGGCCGTCTGTCTATGTTCCCGGTGATGTCAGCCTGATCGATGCTGGTTTCGACCAGTTCTACGAAAGCTACTTCACAATCAGCCGTGAGCTTTACCTCCAGTTTGGCACGGTTGACTAGGCCGACCCTCGATTACAACACTTGTAATCTCAGGCCATTCGGTATATCCTTCATCCTATTCGTCGGCCTAACCCAAGGAGCTAGCCCAATGGTCGATCAACGAGGACGCGATAACCCGCCGATCTTCTACCTTGATACCCAGATCGCCAACTATAGGTATCACGTCCTGCTTACCGAGCCTGTCAGTGATGCGTTTGACATGCTCTTAGACCTCAATCGACAAGATCAGGAACTCAAAGAAGTCAACGGCGAGTTTCATGTCACGCGCCCCCGAGGCATCTATGGTTTCCAGCGCATCGAGGACCGTGACAAATTCTGCAAGCGTTGTAACGCTCTGTCAGAAATCGATGAGTACGCAGTCTGTTATCCCGTATTCATTCCAAATTTGGTACTTGACCTACCGTCCAATCTTAGGATAAAGTACCAAAAGGGTCAGGCAGACCTTGCTAAGGAAGGCTTGTCTGACCTCGACTGACCCAACCAACCAACCCTGTTACAAGTTTTGTAACTCAACCCGAAGGAACTGAAATGTCCACTGATACCAACGTCGCTACCATCACTTCCAACTCGCTGCCTGCGCTCAAGTCGCTCGAAGAGACGGGCGTTGCTGGCTTCGGCAACAACTATCTCAGTGCTCTCATCGCGCAGTCTGCGTTCGATGAGGAACTGACTGCCCTGTCGGCCGCTGCCGAGAACAGCCGTACCTTCATGAGCTTCGAGCTTACCAAGGCGGTGCTCAAGTTGCAGGAAGAGGACGAAAAGGTTAACCTGTTCGCCATCTGGGAAGGCGGCAAGGCTACCGAGAAGCTGAACACACGCGTGCTTGTGCGCATGGGCGTCATGGCGCGCATCGCCGATGAGGAAAGCGATAGCGTGGTCTACAAGTGGTCCGACCCTGATCTTGAGAAGCAGTACAACTACGGTGGCGTCGACAAGGAGAAGGACAAGGAAGAGTACGAGCGTCGGCTCTCCAACCGTAAGCGTCTGAACATCAACCTCAGCAATGCTTACAAGGCTGCTTGTGCCCTGCTCGATGCCGGGACCAAGGCCGACGATATGGTGATCACGCAGGAAGAGGGCAAGGCGCCCGTTGCGCAGATCACCAATGCCCCTGCTGCGATCGCCGGCGAGCTTGGCTCCAAGCCCGTTGAGTTCGGTAAGCGTACCGTCAACACTGGTGCCAGCGTCTCGCCCACCATGTCGAGCCTTGTGAAGATCGCTACCCAGAAGCATAAGGTCGAGGACGAGGGCAAGACCGGCGAGCGTTCCGACAAGGGCAACGATCGTTCGGGCGAGGCCAAGCTGGGCATTTCCGATGAGGAGTTCGGTGGCATCGTCAACACGCTCAAGCGCGTGATCGCGGCGCAGGAGAACAAGTTCTCGGCTGAGAAGATCAAGCAGATGAAGTCGCTGATTGATACCCTCACTCAGGCCGCTTCCAACCCGCCGTTCACGCCCGAGCCCGAACCCAAGCAGACCGAGGTTAAGGCTGAGCCCAAGGGCAAGGGCAAGACGAACAAGGCGCTGTAACACCCCGTTACAACTCTTGTAATCTCCCTCCGTGGTTAACGTCCTCCCGCCACGGCAACTAGCTGGGGATTGTTGAGTTCACACTTGACAATCCCCGGCTCTTTCTATCTCATACCTATGGGAGCAGCAGCACACAGGCATCAAGCCCGTCCAGCACACGATGTCTTGTCCTTTCCAACATCGTGGTGCTGTTGCTCCCACCCAATTCATATCTGACTGTCTGTTTTGAACAGGGGCAGTCAGTCAGTAGAGCGACTAGCATCGCCGGGCAGCGATCATAGGTCTAGCTCCGAAAGTGCCGTGCGAGATTATGTCTCCACGGCATTTTTGTAGCTGGATTTTGTAGGTGCTCAGTGTTTGTGCCTACTTATTTTGTGAAACAAAATAAAAATAAATAATAGCTATTGCCAAACTCCACAGGAGTTATTATAATGTCTTTAGTACAAGGGAGGGCATAGCCCGATACTTGTTGTTTTATTTTTGTTGAAACGAAATTTTATATTTTGTTTCGACCCCGTTCATTACAAGGTAAGTAGTTCCTGCCCGCGTGCTACAAGTCTTGTAACATCTACCCTGTTCTACCCCGAAGCAAATGGAGAATGAAATGGAACACTCTTGGGCCACCCCAGGCGCCAAAGCCGTGTGCATTGTTGACGATCCGAGCCAATGGTATCGGGTTGGGCACAATGATCGAACCACTCCGCAGTTCATGAACGTGTATACCATCCGTGAGCAGGCGCTGCGATACTGTGGTGGGCTTGGTTGCACAGGGCATGTCACGCTCATGTTTGAAGAGTTCCCGCAGGATGCATTCGACATTCGTGGCTTTGCCCCTGTTCAGGACATGCCTGATGAAGAAGATGAACTCACTGCTCCACCCAAGCAGCCCATCGATGCGTGATGCAAAGACCATCGCGCCTATCAATCATCACGCCAAGCTCTAAGCAAGCACCATTCATCGAGTACAATGCCAAGTCCCAACGCTGGCGTGTGTGGCAGTCTTTCAATCCGACTGTTACCGCTGGGACTTACCTTGATCTCTATCCTTCAGGCGCAGTTGAGCGCGTAACTCTCGGCCCCGATGGATCGATCAAGGACATTACAACTGTTGTATCGGGAGACACGTTATGCTCAAGCCTGCAAAACAAATCCTGATCATCAACTCCAAGCCGACAAAGATCGACGCTGCCGGCTTGATCTATACCTACCCTGTCCTGTTCACCAATGGATCGACTGGTGAGGCTAAGGTTTATGCTGACCAGCGTCCTGATTTCATAGGAACCAAGACCAATGACTGAGGCATCAGAGCCTGACATCCGATTGTTCTTTGACACGATCGAAAACCCTGTTGAGTTCCTCACTGACGTAGCAAAGCTGCTCGCTCTCAGTGGCTGGGGGCAGGGTAACTATGCTATCGAGCAGCATGAGCCCGATCTCCTATACAACTTCTGTATCATTGGTGCTTGCACCTACGTTGCTGCTGGTAAGGCAGGGTATCAGGTAACAAACCTTTCTGGTCTGAGCCGCATTGCGTATCATCCTCTGTTCGACAAGCTGTTCGAGCCAGTCATCGGAGCCTTCGATCAGTTTAAGGATGTCGTACACTTCAATGACACAGGAACATACGGTGAAGTGGTGCGTCTGATCCATGCTGCTATCGAGTACTGGCGAGCACATGATCAGTCCAGCATCTCTGTCATCCGTCGCCAACCTTCTCCCTATCTCGGAGCCGCCGTTACAACTCTTATAACCAAGGAGACTACGCCCAATGTCTAATCCTAAGCCTGTTCTTTCCTCCACCGCTGCTATTCAGGCCGCTGCTGAGGAAGTCATCAACACCCTGATCCAGCAGCTTCCTTACGATGCGCAGGATGATGCTGATCGTGAAGCTGCTACGCACCATGCCTTGCAGCTGCTCGACAAGCGTGTCTCATCCCGCATCCGCAAGCTCGATGAGGCTGTTAAGTCATCCTTCCGTGACGGTAGTCTCGCTGCCGAGACAGAAACCAAGGCTTACAGCCGGCACATTTCTCTTGGCACCCCTCGGCGCATCTTCAACGCTGATCAGTTCATCAACCTGATCGCCGAGACTTATCCCGACATCCCGAAGCACAAGCTCCGCACGCTTGCTGAGGATGACCGTGCCTACAAGACTTCGGCTGCCCCTGTCTCGATCTCTTATGATCTCAGGGATGAGCTTTGATGCACGATGGCAATCGTTTGGCAGCAGTTGTTGTGCTGCTTGTTCTGTCCATCGTCATCGTCGTCATAGGGTTTTCCCAATGAGCCTATATATTCATCCCAACATCCGCAATCTAACTGCGGATAAACTACACCTGATGATCGAAGCCAATCGTCAGCGTCGTTTGATCACAGCTATCGAAGCGAACACTGCTCGACAGCGCAACCTGTCCAAGATGATCAAGCGCGATGCTGAGAAGTACACTAAGATTGGGGATCGTCTTGTCACCCGGCTCGCAAAGATTGAGGCTGCCCTCAGTCAGTGTGATGCTGATCTCAACAACATGCAGAAGTTGGCCTCATCGATGGGGTTGGTCGAAGCAGAACTTGGCCCGGAGTTTTCGTTCGATGATTAAGAATTTCAATGGAAGCGCAGGAGTGTATCCCTGCAATGGCAGAGCCGCGCTGCACGCGCTGGTGCTTGATCTTGCTGAGGCAGGCTATCGCATTGTTACTGTTCTTGCGGAGCCAGAAGGCAGCTATCAAGTCATAGCGCAACTGGAGGTTGCTGCACCCGAAGATGGGCGGGACACTACAACTCTTGTAACCAAACCTGCCCAACTCGAAGAACTCAAACGCATCCTGCTTTGGTACGCTGATCAAGTCCGAGACTGTCGTAAGATGGGAGGGGATGGAGACGCTGCCAGAGCCAAGCTTTTTGATGATGGAGGTTCCTATGCCCGACTTGCCTTTGCAATCCTCGCCTAACCTGCCTACTCTCGATGCTCTTTGGTCATCGATACAGTTCGTTGATGATCCTGTGTTCACAGCATGGGTCAACGAGCAGCCCGATAAACATTGGGCCAAGTACGATCTCACTGCTCTGCGCTTAGGCTACGTGCTTGGTCGTGCCGCAGCGGTCACTTGTCACAATCCAAGCCATCGACATGCTCGATCCGATCGGCATTGCAAGGTTCTGTTCGAAGCGAGAATGCAATCCGAAGATTGGGTTACTGATCTTGGCCATGCGGTAGGGTTGGATAGAGTTGATATGCTTCCTGTCATAGTCTACGTCGATGAGGACGGATCGTATTGGGCGCGCCCATTCGATGAGTTTCACGATGGCCGCTTCGAGGAATTGAAACCATGACCATCCGTTCATTTAAGCTCAAGCAGATCACCGCCGCTCTGTTGAACGGCTTGTCTTACAATGCCCTGTACGCTGCCATGCCCATCATGCCCGAAGATCAATGGCGGTACTTTGGTTTTGATCCCGTAACCTTGGAGACTGTTCACCATGACTGATAATAGTTTGGACCTTACCAACGCGACACCAGCCACCCTGCCCGCACCCAATGCTGCATCGTTGGAACTGCTCAATCATTACGACACGCTGATCCAACAGCTTCGCAATGAGCAGCATCTGTGCGACAGCATGTTGTCCTACTGGCAAACCCGCCAGTCCGATGTTACCCGCTCGATCAACGCGGTCAATGCTGCGGTCGAAGAGTTCAATCGAACTGTTACAAGAGTTGTAACCCCTGCTCAACAACGACGCGAAGTCCATCGTCGTCCTCGCACCAACCGTAACCCAGCCAAGGACACAAGCTCCAATGCCTGACATCGTACAGAACATCAGCGAGGACATCTTCAAGATCGGCAAGGACTGCAACATCCCTGCCCCGTTCCTCGCAATCATTGCCCAGCAGCATGAGGAAATCCGTATGCTGCAAGAGTACTGCAAGGAACTCTCTGTTCACATGTCGCAGATCATCGAGGCTTTGAAGTTCAGCCAAAGCCTATACAAAGACAGCAAGGCCAGGCTCGCTCGCATCGAGCAGCGATACACCGATGCCAATCAGGGCCTCGTGAACCCGGAGCAGATCAATGACGGGAACTGATGACAGTATTCACATCCGTTGGACCAAGCTGTCTGAAGCTAACCTCTTCGCCTACTCGCATTCCAAGGTCGAGGCGATCTTAACCTGTCCAGTCTGGGGCATCATTCGCTATGTCAAGAACCTGTACTATCCAAATGCACAACGGGCCATGGCCCTCGAAGCAGGTGGTGCAATGCACGACGTGTTTGCAGCGTGTAGGCTCTGGCAGTTACTTCGACTACAGTCTTTGCCGGAGCATTTCATCCACCACGGACACAGACTGTTTGGTGAAGAACGTTTCACGCGCTGCTGGAAGGATTATGGTGGAAAGGAAACTGACTATCGAGACGAACTCATCAACTTCTGTTTCAACATCCTGAACTCTGGTGAGTTCTACGACGACACCGACGACAACATACGTACGCTCAGCAACATGGAGACTACTGTCATCCGCTATGTTGATTGGCGTATGCCGCAGTTCGAGCGAAATCCAATCTGGGTTGAGGATGTCAACGATGCAACCAAGCGCGTAGGTATCGAAGTCACGTTCGACGTGATCATAGCCTACCGAGGCAAGAGCGTTCGTTACATTGGTACCATCGACGGCATCATCACGCCGCTCAATGCTAATCCCAGCTACCCTGTTCTCGGTGAAGCCTACATCGATGAGAACAAAACAGCCTCGCGCCTTGACGAAACTTGGCGCAAATCTTACATGGTTAAGTCCCAGCCGACTGGCTACATCGCAATCGCTCGGATGATTACAAGTCTTGTAGTCAGCAAGGTCCGAATGATTGGCGTCAAGATCAAGCAGACCAGATCGTCTGAGGACCTGCGTGCATTCATCGAGGATCGTGAAGATTACCAGATGATCAAGTGGGTGCAGAGTTTGTTTCATGCACATGAGATCGTTGAACGATACGAAGCTGATCCTCTACAAGCCCCGCAGTACACCCATTCCTGCTCGCGGTTCTTCCGACCCTGTTCGTTTATTGATCTATGTGCTGCGTCCCCTGAGGATCAACAAGACATCTACCAATCGATGGTACCGGGCAGACTTAGCCCGTCAGAAATCAGAGCAAAGGAACTTATGAATGAACTTGCTGATAAAGACTGAGGACCTGCCGATCGATACGCAGCGTATCATCAGAGCGTTGCAGGAAGTTGATCCCGGCAGTGCTCACCTGATCATTCGAGTTACGAAGCTCGAAGGCGAAGAAGGGCACGATATTCAGTTGATCTCCAATGAGATTGGCAATCCGGCCGCCGCTCATGAGGTCTTGTCTGTTGTTGTCGAAAGCCTTGGCAAGTACAATCGTAACAATGCAAACTAAGGATCGCGTCCGTTTCACGCACATGTCCCGGCCAGAGTTCATCCACTTCGCCAAGGACTTCCTGTTCATCATGTTCGATCGAGGATCGGCTTCGGAACTCAAGACTATTATAAGTCTTGTAATCGAGGACATCGACTTCAAATCCAAGCAAGAGTTTGTCCTCACCATCGAGCAACTATACAGAGAGCTAAAGCACACATGGCAACCGAACTTACAATCACTAGCCCAGCCGAGCAATTCCCCAGATCAACAGGAATAATCTGGGGACCCGCCAAGTCTGGCAAAACCACACTACTCGCCACGCTCCCCGGCAAGAAGCTGATCATCAACGTCGACCCCGATGGTTACGAAAGCGTGTCCTTCCGTTCCGATTACAAGGTCATCGATCTCTCTGGCCATAGCCACAAGGACATCTGCGCTGCTGCTGAGAAAGTCGTGCCGTCCATGATTGAGAAGGAACTCGATGACTTCCAGCCCGGAGACAGCGTGTTCTTCGACAGCTTGTCTTCCCTCGGTTGGGCGGCGCTTAACGCAGCCATCATCAATCAAGTAGGTAAGTCTCGTGATTTCACTCCTTCAATTGAAGCTCCCGGTCTTAGTGCATACGGTGCTAGGACCAACTACATCGTATCCGCAATGCGTAATACGCTCCGAGCTACTAAGCAGCGTAATTTGCATTGCTGGTTTACCGCCCATATGGACACTCCCACCACTAACAAGCAGGGTGATTTTCTCTACCAGTCTATGACCCTGTCTGAGAACGGTGTGACACAGACCAGCTTGTCAATCTCTGAAATCTGGTTCATGGATCGGGACAACAAGAAACAGACCTTGGCTATCCAGCCGGTCCGTGGACGTAAGCCGATGGGCACGCGTATGTTCCGGCTCGATGATGTGCCGGAGTTCGAGATCAAGTACAACATCGATGAGGACGATAGTCAGATGTACTCGATGGCTACTTGGTGGCGCATGTATCTTGCCAACAACAAACACAAACTCCCTGTCCCCGGTTCGCCGGACTTCCTCAAACTCTATAAGCAACTCCCGAAGGAATAACAAATGCGCGGCGATGTTATCGTCCTCCGTCCCAACCGCGGGCCAGAAACCCGTACCTATTTCGGCCGCCCACCCTACGATCTGGTATCCAGTGCTGTAGGTGGGTCGATCGAGATCGTACCGATGTTCGATCACGTTCAGTTGTTCGACGGTACGTCCACCCGAGCAGTGGTGTTCTGTAATTCAGAAGCCTACATGCTCGATTTGCCCGACAACTTTTGGGCTACGGCAGCATGGCACTATATCATCCGAGCCAAGGGTGAGAAGCGTCCGCTCGCTATGCTCAAAGGCACTGTCATAATCATCACAGGTGACGATGAGTTCATGGAGGAACTCTAATGCCAACCAAATCTAAAGTTGCTGGGCCGGCTAAGCCTAAGTCGGCCAGTAAGGGTAAAGGGACTGCGCCCAAAGACAGCCCCGCTACAACTGTTGTAACCAAACCAACCAAAGGTAACGCTACCATGTCTGACCAGGTCACGATCATCGATCTCGATATGAACCTCGAAGATTTCGAGGATTATGAGATTTTGCCCGATGGTCCTCTCCCCGGTGAATGCACCATTGCCGAGGTCCGCACTTCGGACAATGGCAACCAGTATTTCTACACCATGTGGCGGATCGATCCTTCCGATTATCCGCTCGACTACGATCGGGAGAACGCCCCGAACGGAACCATCATGAACTATTCGCGTGTTCAGGTTCCGACCCCCGGCGATCGTCGCTCGATCACTTCGGTCAAGAAGTTCATGGCTGCGATGGGCCTGAGCCTCAAGACCAACTCGATCGATTGCTCGCAGTGGGTTGGCAAGCGCGCCATGCTCAACATTGGGCATCAGGTCTACAACGGTGAGAACCGGAACCAGATCGTGTCGGTTGAGAACGAGGACGCCTAAGGTCAGGCTTAGGCTAAGCTAAGGCATGTGTGCCACAAGGGAAGTTGTTCGGCTAGCTACCGGCGCACCGGCTTAACAGCGGTCATACCCCTCGACTTGAGGGACATGCCAAGGCTTGGGAGGGGGAGATTAATTTCTCCCCCTCTTATTACAACTCTTATAACACAAGGATTTGCCCATCCATGTCGTTCTCCAACGCTACCCAAGATCAACAGCTAGCAATCGATCTAAGCCTCGACACGGCTAATCGACTTGTTGGCATCACTGGGGCAGCAGGCACAGGCAAAACCACCGTTCTCGGTGAAGCAATATCCGAAGCCAAAGATGCTGGATACTCAGTCGCAGTCGCTGCCCCGACTGGCCGTGCCGCCGCTCGGATCAAAGAAAAGTCTGGGCATTATGCTCAGACAGTCCATCGCTTGCTTGGCTATGGTGCCCCTGATCCCAATGACCCCAATGATATGCCCATCCCTAAGCGTGGGCGTAGTAATCCTATCCCTGCCGACTTCATCTTCATTGATGAAGCCTCGATGCTTAGTGATGAACTGCACCGCAATCTTGTTCAAGCTGTTCGCCCCGGTGCCGTCCTGCGCTACTTCGGGGACATGAACCAACTCCCGCCTGTCGAAGGAACCAGCAAGTTCCAGATGGTGCTCGACAAGTTCCCGTCAGTTACACTACAGCACAACTTTCGTTCAGGCGACGGGATCATTCAGGCCAGCCAATCCATACTCAAGGGCCTGCTTCCCGTCACCAACGATCAGGTTTCGATCCTCAACATTGGTTCGCGCCTTGGGCTCACCACGCTCAGCGAGTTCATTGATGAAGAGTTTCTTACTGACCAAGCGCAGATCATCTTGCCCACGCGCGTCGGTCAGCTTGGTACAAATCTTGTAAACAGGTACATCCAACAGAAGCTCAACACCAATCCTCGGCATCTTGATCTGGTCTATGAAGCCAAAGGTCAGGACCCTGAGCAGAAGTTGCGCCTACGTCCCGGCGACAAGATCATCTGGACCAAGAACGATTACAATCTCAACCTGTTCAATGGCATGATCGGTCGCGTCGTCAACTTCGATGAGTTCGAGGGCTCGATTGTGCTTGAGTTCTATGGGCAGGACAAGGTTATTCCTACAGTCCTCGAACGCTACGATGCACAGAACGATAGGAAAATCTTCCGGTATGATCCGCGGCGCTACATCGATCTGGCCTACGCAATCACGACGCACAAGTCTCAGGGCTCAGAGTTCCAGCGCGTATTAATGCTGCTCTATCGCACTCGTGTCGCATCGCGCCAGAACTTCTATACAGCAATCACTCGTGCTCGTAAGCACGTTACCGTCATCGCTGGCCCCGGTGGCCTTCGATCAGCCATGCAACTTCAACGTCAGTCACAGGAGGAATAGTGTGTCTAAGAAATTTAGTAACCAGCGTTTCGGAAAGATCATCGATGAAACGATGGTTACTGTCAATCGGCTCGGTGCACTCAAAGGTGCTGAGTATGCTGGTGATGATGATCGTCTGGCCAACTTCCGACGCAATGCTGCTGATCTCGAACTGACAATGGAAAGCATCTGGCGCGTCTATGCTGCCAAGCATTGGGATGCCATCGGTCAATACGTTCGTGACGTTGAACATGGCGTCAAGCGTGAGCGGCTAGAAAGCTTGGCCTCCCGTTGCGATGATCTGATTGTCTACCTCTTGCTGTTCAAGGCTATGCTCATTGAAGCTGAGGAACTCGAATGATCTACCGCAAATCCAACCATCGGTTTCCAAAGAAGGCCCCACTTGCCAAGCGTATCTTTGTCTATGGCTCGTCCCTTACTGGTTCGGTCAAGACAGGCTTGGCACACGATGCCTACATGCACCACGGCGCAACTGCCGGACATAAGGCCGGTATCAGTGGACAGGCATATGCCATCCCTGTCCGTGACCATAACGATAAGCTCTTGACCTTGATACAGATTGATCTTTGGGTCAGTCGGTTCTTGGTCTTTGCAGCTGAACATCGAGAGCTACAGTTCGATGTCACGGCTGTCGGTTGCGCCCCCAACGAGTACACGGCACAGCAGATTGCACCGTTCTTCCAAGTCCGAACCACCAACATCAGGCTACCGAAATCATTCATCAACGTCCTGATCAACCCAACCCCATTACAAGAGTTGTAACATGAAGCTCCAGACCTACACGTTCACCTTCGGCCAGACCGTCAACACTGGCAACTACAACAGCAAGCGTTTCGAGATCACGGCAACCGTTGCCATCGACAAGCCTCTGGAAGATTGCGCTGAGGACATCGCTGAACTCGAAAACTATGTCCGCGCCAAGGTTGCCGTTATTCACGACAGGATTAAGTCCAGTGCAAACTGATCTAAAGCTCCACAAGAAGGAAATGCTCAATCGTTGTATTGAGCTTGATCTTGAACCACAGGTTCTGTGCGATGGCAGGCTCGACGCTGAGCTTGTCATCGTTGCCGAAGCTCCCGGTGGAACAGAAGTTGCACAGAAGCTCCCACTCGTTGGGAGTTCTGGTGCATTGATCTGGAACATCCTACGCCAGAACAACATCCTCCGTCCGAACTTCTACATCACCAATGTCTGTAAGCGACAGATCAGCCTCAGCAGTGAGAAGCGTGCTGCTGTCCCTGCTGATGAATGGACACGGTGGCGCACGCTGTTTGATTGGGAAATGCGGCAGCTTACGGGTCCCAAGGTAATCCTTGCTATGGGCAACGTGGCTATCGAAGCTCTGCTCGGTGTCACTGGCATCAACAAGTTCCGTGGCTCAGTCTATGATCTGAACCTCAACGGACATGATGTTAAAGTCATGTGTACCTACAATGCTGCGGCAGTTCTTCGGCAGCCCAAGGATGAAATCATTCTGCATTTTGACATCCGGCGGTTTGCTCAGCTTGCTCAGGGCGATTGGAAAGAGTGGCCAGTCACCACGCGCTACGATCTCAGCTTCGATGAAACCCTTGCCGAGATCGCACGGTTCAAAGCCGAGAACAAAGACACAGCCGTTGACATCGAGTGGACCTCGGGGCGCTTGGCCTGTGTCGGCTTGGCCAACGATGTTCATCATGCTGTTTGTATCAATTTCCGTGACAGGCTTTCCAATCGCTTTACGACCGAGCAGGAAATCCAAATCATGTTCGCGTTACAAGACTTGTATCAAAGTCTCGCAGCATCAGGCCACATGATCGGACAGAACAGTTCGTTCGATAGTCATGCTTCTGGCATCTTCGATCACATTGATATGCCGATGAACTATGACACGTTGCTTGCTCACCATACACTCTATCCAACCCTACCGCACAACCTCGGTTTCCTCACCAGCATGTACACGACCATGCCGTACTACAAGGACGAGGGCTCCGAGTGGAAGGAAGATGGTGATGTCACTACGCTCTGGGAGTATAACGGTAAGGACGCCTGCGCAACCCTAGCCGCTAAGATCGGCACTGAGCAAGAGCTAAAACAGCAAGGGCTCTATGACTTCTTCATCAACCATGTCATGCACTTGCAGCCGCACCTAATCCAATCGACCATTCATGGGATCAGAGTTGATCAGGCTATCAAGCGCAAGATCGCAACCGAACTCTCAACCGAAGTCGAGGAAAAGAAGCTCAAGTTCCAGCACTGCGCAAGGATTGCTACTGGCTTACCTGACACATACAAGCCCAACCCTGACAGCCCAGCCCAAGTCAAAGACCTGCTCTATACTCGCCTCGGCCTACGGCATCGATCCAATTCCACCGACGCCAATGCTCGGGAAGATATGCTCGCCGATCCTCGAACGTCGGCTGCTGCCAAGGAAGTTCTCGTCTCGCTCACCAACTACAAAGCCGATGCGAAGTTCCTGTCAACCTATGCCGAAAGCCGTGTCGATCCTGACGGCAGGTTCCGCTGCGACTGGAAACAGTACGGCGTTCAGTCAGCACCGGGGCGACTATCTTCATCCAAGACCCTTTGGGGCACAGGGATGAACATGCAGAACCAGCCATATCGTGCTCGGCAGTTCTATATTGCTGACGACGATTGTGTGCTGATCTACTTCGACCTTGCGCAGGCTGAGGCGCGTGTTGTTGGCTACGTCGCCGACATCGACAAGTGGAAGGAAGATTTTGAACGTGCTCGTGTGTCTGGGGATTTCGACTGCCATCGATCCCTTGCCGCTGACATGTTCAAGATGCCTTACGACGACGTTCCCAAAGACGACCTTGATGAGGATGGCGAGCATACCATCCGTTACATCGCCAAGCGTTGTCGCCACGGCTTGAACTATCGAATGCAGATTGATCGACTTGCCGAAACAACAGGCTTGTCTTTCTCTCGCGCTGCTCAAGCCTATCATGCCTATCACCGCTTGACCCCAGAGCTTCAACTCTGGTGGAAGGAGATTGAACACATAGCCAAGCGTGATCGAGAACTGTTCAACGCCTTTGGTCGCAGGATGAAAATCTTGCAGCGCATTGACGATGATGCTCTCAAGTCAATCGTTGCGTTCTATCCTCAGTCTACCATTGGGGACAAGGTCTGTGAAGTCTGGTACTCGGCACATGAAGATGATCGATGGGATAGCCACAAGGCGCGTATTCAGCTTAATGTGCATGATGCTCTCATCGGCATCGCGCACAAGGACTATGCCAAGACTGCTCTGTCGATCATGAAAGCCTACGCAGAGAAACCGATCCTGATCGAGAACGTTTACAAGACCAAGCGTGAGCAGCTTATCATTCCTGCTGACTGCGCGATCTCTGCGCTTGAGTTCAAGGACAAGAAAGGAAACATCGTCAAGGATACTGTCCATCGCTGGTCGAACTTGCAGAAGCTCAAGCTCGATGCAGCAAGTCTGCCGATCTGATTACAACACTTGTAAAGGAACCGAACGAATGCAAGTCAATGTTCTCGCCGTTGCCCTGAACGACCTATCCATCCGCTGTCATGTTGCGAGCCGAAATGCCGGTTGGTGGAACGAGATCATCAGTAATGTCGGCCTGATCCCAAGCGAGGAAGATAAGCGACACGAAGAATACTTGGTCAACGGCACCTTCCCGTACGTTATAGCTACCAAGATCGCGCTAATCCACAGCGAACTTTCGGAAGCTCTCGAAGGCGTTCGGCGCAATGCTGACGACGACAAGCTCCCGCATCGCAAAGCTGTCGAAGTTGAGCTTGCCGATGCTTTGATCCGCATCTTTGATCTTGCCGGCGCGCTCGATCTCGATCTCGGCGGCGCTGTTATAGAGAAGATGAACTTCAACGTCGCTCGTCCTGATCATCAGGTTGAGCAGCGCCGTGATCCCAACGGGAAGATTTTCTAATGCTTACTCGTGCCAAGAACAAGATACAGATTAGCTGCGATGAGTGCGGGGAACCGATGCGCAACAATGCTGGCAAGGAATTGATCTACAACCACGACGAGTTTGACGTCATGATCTCTGATCTACACGATCAGTCTTGGATCACGACGCGCGACGGAAACATATACACGCATATCTGCCCAGATTGTCAGGAGGATTAAATGGCCAGACCTGTTCATGGATTTTTGTCAGTCGATGGCCAGTTCTTTGAAACCAAAGAAGCCTGTGATGCGTATGAAAGCCATCGAGCAGTCAAGGCTATTATTGTCCAAAGGCTATCCAAGGCCGCAGACCTAACCGACAACGGCCTGAACTACATGACTGCGGTCGTATTCGCCATGCTCGATGAGAACCTCGATGCCTTTGGTGACTATGTGTACACTCATCAAAACGTAACGACAACAAAGCAAGAACCTCCCCCTCCGAATGACATTCGTGCATCGGAGATCGGGCCTGCCCTTGCAGAGGTTGTGCCTGAGCCACCTACTGCCCAATAAACAAAAGCCCCGAGGACTTATCATCCTCGGGGCAATGCTTGGAGACACCAATGGCCTTCTCTCTGCGCTACGCTGAACTTGTTCGTAGGCTTCTGCTTGCTGCTGGTACCAACGGCATCGGTCAGCGTGATCTACACCAGCGTTCTCGTACTCCAAAGTACAACATCGATGACCTGCTCATGTTGCTTCATGCTTGGCAACGCCGCAATTGGGTCGATCATTACAAGATTGGAGCTAAGCATTACTGGCGCGCGACACAGCTTTTGCATGACCAGTGGTTCATCGTTACAAGTGTTGTATCAGACGTGCTCACTGCGGACCTCCCGCCATCGGCGCTAAGTCCTTCGCAAAATCAAACCGACGACCCGGAGGCATGACCCCGGCCGCAACAAGTTGATCAGTCACGTCATCTTCGATCTGCCTGATCTGTGCAAGCTGTTGTTCCATTGTCGCATGGCGCTCAGTTTCGAGCAAGTTGATCAGACGCTCGACATCGAACCTGTCAGTCAGGTCAATGTCGTTGTCTTTCAACAACTGTCTTGTCTTAATCATTTGCTCGTATTGCCACTCAGTAGCTTTCGCGCTCTCAAGAGCACTTTTCGCTGCCAGCCCGGCCTCCGTCTGTGTTTTTTCTCCACGCGGAATAGCGTCATACGCTTCTTGGGCAACAGCTGTCTCCCCCTTAGCCTGTTCGTAATCGTCCACAGCACTGTCCAGTTTCTGCTCGAACTCTATATAATCCCTCTTGCGTCCAGCGTTATATCCCTTGAGCAGGTTGATTTGTTCAGTCAGCGTACCCTGCCGCGCACGGATGTTCCCCATACCATACGCGCTGTTGCTCTCCATCGAGTTCCAGATATATTCGCCCATCGCCGCATATACTGGATTGGTCGGCCTCGGGGTAGTTGGGGGCGCGACATAGCCAATCGGCGCATCCATTGTCACACCAGCCGGACCAGCAGGGAAGTCTTGCGTTGACCGCACTACTCCGCCCCGACGATAGTGCAGGTCGTACTCATCCTTGAACTTATAATAGGCATCAAGCTTCATCCGCTGCTCTTGAGCAATCGGTGTAAAGTACGTAGCCTTACGCTTTAGCCCAGCAACGCCCTTGAGTACCGGAACCCTGGCCAGCACGTCCTCGCTAAATTCCTCAGCCGCCGCACCCGGTCCCCCCTCGCCAAAGGCATAGGCGGCATCGAGGGCATAAGCACTCGCAGCACCGAACAGTTCACGGATCGTCATTTCGACGTTCTGCGGCAGATAACCAACGTTATCCTCGGTGATGTTGTAGGCATTCCCACCGATCTCAGGCGGATTAATACCAAGCATAGCAAGCCCAGCATTGGCCAGTGGAGGCATACTGATTGGGCTCATGTTCTGCAACAAGGTCATACCGAACTGGTCAGCAGCAGCTTTCGTATGCTCGTCGCTCGATGACAAGTGTTGTAACATCTGCTGATATGGTGCAGCAAACAGCACCTGCTCATGTGCAATCGGAATGCTGATCCCCTGCTCGGGAGGCAGCCCAGGAATACCGATGTAAATCGGCTCCATGATCTGATCACGCATCGAACGCTGCTCGAACTGGTACTTGTTGTAATCATGCCCATCGGGGTTCTGCTCGCTTAGCATATTATTCCATGCCATTGATACAACACTTGGCAAGCCGACCGTCATCCATGACCGAAGCGCGAACCGTACCGGATCATCCGCAGCCGCACCAAATGCTCTGCGCACGCCCTGTATCGATGGGTTAAAATACGGCACAGAAAGCCGAACAGCCTCAGACGCACCACCGATTATTGCATCTAGTGGCACGAACGTGGGGTTCGCAGCATCTGCGGTGATCAAACGCCCTCGACTATCAAAGGCTCGGCCAGACCTGTTCGTATCACCAGTAATCCTTCGAGCACTACCCGCAGCTTTGGCGGGATCGATCCCCGCCTTGACTGAACGCTTGAATGCCGAGTATCTCGGAGCTTCCTGCAAGCTATCGAACAGCGCACCGAAGCCCTTGATAGCTGCCCCAGCACTCACGCCCCACGATCTGCCAAGCCAAGGGTAACGCTCATTCAACTCTCGACCGATCTCATGGAACGCACCAGTCGCAACCTCCATTCGAGTACGCATGATCGAGGCGTCGTAACCACCCTGCTCTTTGGCCATCGTGTAGATCGTATTCTGCAACGAATTGGCAGCACGCTGCACGAATTGCTGAGCCGCCCCCTGTTCCATGAACGGGATCATCTGCTTCCCAGCCAGTAACCTTGCCTCAGCCGCACGAACGAAAGCCTCGGTAGCCTTAGCACTGAGGATTTCAGCCGGTGCGGTAAGCACACCAAGAATGCTGGGGCCTTTCTCACCCTTGCCGACGTTCGCAGCGCCTGCGAGTGTATCGCGGATCATTGTTGTCGGAGCAAACGTGATCGAAGCAACACCAGTCGTACCCTTTTCGAACCACCTACGGGCCGTGACGATGCTACTCCCAAGTACGCCGCGAACAGCGTAGGGATCAAACTGTGCAATCTGCGCCTGCAACTGGCCTGTGATGTAATTCGTGGTCTTGCCCTGCCTTACAACACTTATAATGCGCGTCGGATACTTCCGAACTTCATCCGCCGTAGCCTTCCTGATCAATGGTGATTTCTTGCCCTTGATCCTCGCAGCCTGAACATCAGATGAGAGCAAGCTATCAACGTAGTTCGCCCTCGTATTGTTCTGCAACTGCTGATTGAGCACGCCGCGCGTATACTCGATCATCGTCTCCATCGAGTGCCGACGATCGTTGACTGCCTTGTTCCCAAGATAGTCTTTGCGCCCGAACCAAGCCTGCTCATCAACTGGGGCACGATTGTTCCTTGCAGCCTGATTGATCCTAGTCAGCAGCGGGTCGCCGGGATTGATACTCGTCGGGCTGCTCGGGACAAAGTGCTTTCTGCTCATCGCAAGGCTTTGTCCCTGATTACGCCCAATCAGTGCATTCGGCCCCTGCTGCAAGAAGTCCCTGCTTGCATCCATCACACCCTGATAAGCTTTGCTGAACTCGGCAAGCTGCGGGTACTTGGCACGCAAGTCAGCGCGTTGTTTCTGAACAGTGCTGAGCTTTCGTTTGGCCCCCTTTGGTCCCTTCGGATTGTTTGCTTGCAATCTTAGGTCGTCGGCAAAGTCACCGAGCTTGAGATACAGATCGTATTCGCGCTGAACTTCGGGCGGAAGCTGATAGAAGCTATCATACAGCACTCGCGGAGCGACAGGCGCGTTGAAGTCTCCGAACTGCCCACGAAGCTTGCCGGAGTTCAGAGCTTCGTTGGTTTTCATCAGACCCGAAACCTGCGTGTTCTGATCAATGTCAAGCGATAGCCCATCGGGATCAGGAACACCAGCACGCTTGGCGATGTTGATCAGTGCCTGCTTATCGTCGGCAATATGCGACAGATACTGATCAGCTGTCGTCTCGATTGATGCAAGGTTCTTCGGCCCAGACGGATCGATCGCATTGATCTCCACGATCTTCGGTGTTTGGGGCTTGGTAGCTGTCCAAAGCGCCTTGGTCATCGGAGCAACGATGGGC